TTGATTTACATATATTGAATAAGAACTATTATATGTAGATGAGTTAGTAATTCTTAACCCCATTGTATATTCATAATTACCTACATCAGTCCTAAATCCAGCCCCTTGCCTAGCTCCAACAGTACCATAAAAAGCTGATTGCACAGCTCCTCCCGTTACCGACGATTCAATTCCATTTGCGTATCCGGTAGTAGTTAGTTTTATTGATGGAGTACTAGACGAGTTATTACTCATTATAGACGGGTACGATCCTGTTGTTTGAGTAAATAATATTCCCGTATCTGCCCCTGTATTAAATTTTAAAGTACCAGGCGAATAACTAATAGTAGTTCCTGATACTGTATTTGAATCATTAAAATATGTTAATGTGTTATTGGAAGGCGTTCCATTCACATTTAAATCTAACCCTCCGTAATCATAATAAAAGGTAGTACCATTAGACGTTAAACCAATTAAAGCTGAATCAGCAGGAATATTATCAAATGAAACTAAATTAATATGATCGCCATTTGATGTATGTATAATATCAGCATACACATCCGTAGCATCCACAGTACCTACCACTAATGAATCAATCTCTTTTATAATGCTTTTAGAACTTGTATATTCAGCGGTAAGCACTGAATGACCACCAGCTACTAAGGCAAGTTTATCAGCATCACTCCATGAGTATCCTGTATTACTATCATTTCGTTTAGGTATTATAGTAGGAGATGTCCCTGAAGGAGTTGTAAAAAAACGTAATTCTAAATCGTTTGACAAGGGGTGCGTTCCGTATACATACCCTGTAGCCAAATCATATACGATGGAATATCCAGTTGTTACGTGTTTAGTCGTTATTAAACCTCCCGCATCAGTTATTATCTGGCTTCCCTGAGTGTCATCTAATACTATAGCTCCAATATGAGCAGTATCAGTAATAGTACTTACCCATGAGCTATCTGAATCAGTATCAATACCATTTATAGCTGCGGATAATTCATCTGATGTCGTATAATCAAGAGTGTCTAATAATTTATCTATATGGATGAGTACTGAATCAGTTTGTATGGAATATGTTTGTATTAGAGTTATTATTTCTGATTGAGATAATACGGAATCACTTATCCATACTAATACAGAATCTTTTGCAATTGCTGTTATATCTAAAGTATCTCTAAATATCTGTAAATGTGAATTAAGGAATGTAGAATCTATGGAATTGGCACTTATTAAAGATTCTACTGCGACGGTATCTAATCCGGCTGTCCCAATCCATGATAATATAGAATCTTTAGGATAAATATTACTAACTTTTACACCATTAAGGAATAAACTATCTAAATCAAGGTACGATACAGCCGTTAATTGGAAGGTTAAAGGCGAATGAGTTTTACCGTATAACGTATTAAAGGCTGTTAAACACGAATCCATTAACCCACTTCTCCCTGTTAATGAGCCTGCTAAATAATTTCCAAACAAACTTTCTCCTTGAAGAAGTTTACGCCCTGATAATTCAGCTTTCACGTATGACCCTTGGGTTAAATATGTGTGGTATAAATTATAGTTTTGATATAAGGTGGATAGCATTGAGTATTGTCCAGATGCCCTACAGGATATTAATAGCAACCCTATGATGATACTGAAGATTATTTTTTTCATTATCTTTAATATTTTCACAAATTTAACCATTTTATTATTTCACTTTTCCACCTATCCTATTACGCTGACAGTAATAGTATTCCTTATCTAAAGTCCTATATTTCTTATCTTCTAATATAGGTGCAAATTTATCTAATGGCATTATAAATACGACTTTATCCCCAATACTTATATCTACACCTTTATCGTAATCAAAATTCTTTTCCCTCATATAATATTCATTAGGAGGACTTGTATATTCTATAATCCCATATCGAGGGTCTGTTTTTCTGGCATACTCAGGGATTATTAAGTTAGTATCAAAAGCTAATTTTAATGTGGTGAATAATATAAACCCATTTATAGGCATTAGTTTATCAGGGTACACTTTAGTTATTATATCATAATAAAGAATAAACCTATACTCAGCTTCAGGCGTTTTAATAACCTTCGAATTCAATGATCCGAAATATTGAACGATAATTTTATCCCCAACTTTTAAATCAAGTTGAGTTTTCCACTTACCTTTCACTCCATTTAGCTTTTTAGGCAAGGCCACTACCTCGAATATTCTCTCTACGTTTTCAGTCAGAAATTGGTCTCTATTCCATGCCTCGGTAGTTCTCTGTATTCCGCCTTTACTTAAATCAGTTATATTGTTATGTAACCTCTTACATAAAACGTAATCATTTTGAGGGATGACGTTCTCAATAGTATTAGCATTAATCGTTATGTGCTTTTCTCTTATTGTTTGCATTGGCCCTGTATTTGTTTCTGTCCTCTATTTTTTCTATGTATAATGAACGTTCAAGTATACGCTCATCTATAAAATCCATTTCATTAGCGTATTCACGGTCAAGATTAATCTCTCGCATCCTAGCGTCTATAACATTTAATCTTTTACGCTCATTTTTTAACCTTTCCTCAGTCTGTTTTATAACGTCATTATAAAAGTCGGTAACGAATTGAGTGAACTCATCTACATTAAATATCCTTTGCTTTATAACTTTTATAAATCCATCTATTGTTAGGTTTTCTGTAGATAATAATATCATTATATTATTTTTTTATCAAAAATATGATTTTTTTTCGTATTTTTGAATATTAATTTCATTTTTATGGTTGATGCTGAGATAAAAAGGGACGAACCGGAATTTCTAAAAACATGTAATTGGCTTCTTAAAGCGATAATTGATCTACTAATGAATGTAGCGTTAGGGAGGGATTACGACGATGAAAATACTAAAAAACTATTTCGAGTTCACAAATTCATCCAGGGGATTGACAAGTAACCAAAACAAGAAGCCGGATTTTAACCCGGCTTTCTTTCTTATTAAATTCCTGTTTCTGAATAACTATACGATGTAGAGGCTCTCATATTTATTTGACTAATAGTATGAGATATATTTAATCGTAATAACGATCCATCTCCTTCATCAATAAATACAGTCGCCGAAATTGCATCCGAATTATCATAGGCCATACCAAAAGCATCAACATTGAAATGTTCAACGCGATTTACCGATACTTGTGTATTAAACTCTTTACCTTTTGTAGTTACATACATAGGGATAGTCTCTTCGTTGGCTGTTTCTCTTATTAAAGCGTCGAAGACAGTAAATGTAGCTGCCGCTTTAAAAGTTATTTTTTTACCATTCATTACATAATCAAATATGGTATAATTTGTTGTCCCATATCTATAATGATTACGTACCTTGTTTGAATTAAGGAGTAAAGTCTTATTATAGACACTCCCGTTTTTTTCCGTTACCGGAACTGAAAATAATGCTGCGTTCATACCATTTTTGGTTTTAAATTAATAATAGACAAAGATAATTATTAATTTTTCCAACTTTTCACATAACTTCTAATCTGATCAGGAGACATTGCAGAAACTTTTTTATATTCATATACATTTTTTTGGTAAAAAGGATGAATTGTAGAGCTGTTTTCTCCGCGATAATGATTTAAATGATATAAACATCCATCTAATCTTTTTAATCTAAAATTAAGTTTCTTTAACCTATTTACGAATTCTATATCCTCCAACCCCCAACTTATGAAGTTTTCATTCTCCCCTCCGCTATCTAAATATGATTTTTTATTGAATAAAATCATTCCTCCGTGACTTCTTTCTCCGTCCATATATTTAAAATTCATATCATCAATAAAATGCTTCGTATTTTTGTCATCTAATTTTACAAACTTATTATGTGGGTACACTACATCATATTCATTATTTGATATCAACTCTATCGCATTATATATTTGCTCGTAAGGCACTATAACGTCTGAATCGCAAATAACTACTATATCCGAATCGCATTGCTTAACCATTTCATTTAACATCTTAGTTCGGTGAAATTCTTGATAATTAAATTCAATATACCTGTCATAGTCGCATGACTTAAATTTATTACCTCCTTGTTCTCCTATAATAATTTCTCCCCTAATAGATCGAATGTATTTAGTGACTACATTTAAGTTTCTTAATCTATCTTTTGAATCATAAAATACTGGTATAATATACGATACTCCTTTTAATTCTTTTTGTTCAGGAACGTTACATCTAACAAATTGTCTCATTTCATTTGATGAATAAAGATTATACTTTACTTTTAAATTTGTAAGTACGCTTTGGTCGTAACGATGCTCTTTAAATGAAGATAATTGATTATGATTATTTTCAGTTAATATATTTTCATCTTCACAATATTCCAGCCATTCAATTATTAAGCTTGTTACTTCTTTATTTTTTTTACATACAAATATTCCGGCTTCTAATTGAGTAGTATTCCAATAACTAATATCACACCCCATTAATTCAAAGCATTCCTTATGTGTCCATTCTGAATTTTTAAAACTACCGTCGGTTAAAATAATATTCTTATCTTTCATTCGTTCCAAAAGAAACGATCTGATATCTCCATTAATCATGTCGGCACTATCAAGATAAAAAAGAATATCCCCTTCTTGTAGTTTTTTTAATGTTTCTAATATAATATACGGCTTCCACAAGCAATACCCTACTCCTTTTGGTTGATCAAGAATATGTTTGTTTTCTTTATAAAATTCAGTTTTATGTAACCATTCCTCTGTAAAAGTAAATATCTCATCAAAGCTACCTGACTGTTTTGCTACCTTAATAAGCCTATCTTGCATAGGTTTAAATGCTTCGTTAGCATAGGTTATAAAGACTATTTTCGGTTCCTTTGTCCATTCCCATGCATCCATATATTTATAAATTTCAAGACGATTCATTTTTTTAATTCTGGCTAGTTCTAATACCCCATACCTATAAAATGGATTTTGAGTATTACTTGTTGCGGAGCAATGATGATTTAAATGATATAACGCACCTTCTACTCTATCAACTTTATATCCTAAAGTAGTAAATCTATAATATCTTTCAACGTCTTCAGGTGTGTATGCAATAAAGTTCTCATTTTCCATACCTGCATGAATGAATGATTGTTTTTTGAATCCAATAACTCCTCCTACGCTACTATCGGTTTCTCCTATAAAATCATATCCTGCAAATATCCCAACATCACCTATCTTTGCTTTTTCAATTAATTCCTTATTTCTTCCATAAGTTCCATCACCTACCCTTAAAAACCTACCATCGTAAGGATAAACAAAATCAGATACTCCTCTTAATTTTTCTGCCATTTTATAAACCTGAAATGGAGATAGTAAAATATCAGTATCCCAATTAATTACTATTGGAGTGTTAGATAATTTTGTCATTCTATTTAACATCTTTGTGCGATGAAATTCTTTATAAGGAAAAGATATATAGCTAACCCCTTCTACGCTTTTAAAATATTCACCACCTTGTTCTCCGATTATTATATTGGTATCGAAATTACTTTGTAAGAAATCAATAGTTATTTTAAGGTTTTCTTTTCTGTCAATAGAATCGTATTTAACAGGTATAATAAAAGTTACATCTTTTAAGTCGGTCTTGAAGTCTGAATGGCAAATCCATTCGTCTTGCCAAAAATCGCCCTCATAATTATTCTTTAATGTCCCTGCGAATATCTTAGGAGGTCGTATCACTAATTTACTATCAGATAGATAAGCTCCCCACCATGAAAATGTACTTGCAGATAATATATGATGTTTACACCCTATTAATGTTTTTAAATCTTCTATTTCAGATCCCCCTTTAAATATAAATTGATCTCCTATGAAATGTTTTTTACAATGCTCTATATTATCAGATACTACATAAAACTTATACCCTTCTTTAAAATACTTATTTATAGCTGATAAATAATAATTAGCTCCATATTGAACGTATGCTTGATTACCTAAATAGTCTCCAAGCCTCCAATGTATCCCTACTGAATTATCTTCAAGTTGTATTACATCTTTAGGCATTAACCATTGTTTAATATCATCTTTTATATTAATCCAATATTTCTCAGACTGTAAAGTGCCAACAACGTCAATCACATCTCCTTTTACATTTTCTAATAAATCAGATAGATAATGAAATTTATTCTCTATAACTTGCGCATCATAAACCTCGCTTTCTTTATATAAATCATTAGGTATATTAAAATAGTTTCTATATTTCCAGTTTTCAGGGATAATAGTTATTACATCATATCTATCAGATAAACCAAGTAATGAAGCTATTTCAAATAATTGGTTTCCTAATCTGCCATATTCGCCCAATTTTGAAAATGTTAATATTTCCATTATAATATATTATTTTTAAAATGAATCTTTGTATTATAATTTGATATTCTACCTGTAATATCTGATATATCTCCATCTATGTGATCACATAAAAAAGGCAGGAAACATTTAACATCAAAATTCTTTTGGATACACTCACAGAAAAATTCATCAGAGCCATACTGATAATTCATGTTTTCTAATACATAATCGAATAGAGTATTCTTCATGATATACGCATATGTTCCAGCCACTCTATTGCATTTATAAATAAATGGTTTTATAGGGAAAACATCTCTTATTTTATCGTAATGACCACCTAACATCCATAAATCAAAATCTTGTTTTTCTATTATTTCTATCCTCTTATGAAAATCGTTTGCCATGATAATATCATCTTCAAACACACATACATACTCGTATTTATTTTCTTTAGCATGTTTTATTAAGTTATAATGAGATTGCATACACGCTAGTATCCCTTTACAATTAAACTCAGTTTTCTTCTTACTATCTAATGGAATTTTAAGGGTATCTGCATCTACAGCAACCCATCGCGTTACGTTAACCCCTATTTTATTAAATTCTTTTTGAACTGATTCTAATCTATCAGGTCTGCGTTTAAGATTAATAACGAATTTAGGGATATCTTTAAAGTTCATTTTTTCTCCAATTCTCCCAACAAAATGAGTATTCATATGTTAAATGATGTGTTTTAGATAATTTTTTATGAATATTCAACCTCCTTTGATATGAAGTTGAATCTAAAATATGGAATTGTACTTGGATATTATGAATACGTTTTAAGTTATCCTCGGTTATCGCATCTAGTAAATCGTATTCACCTCCTTCTATATTTATTTTCATTAAGTCAATCCCTGTATCAATTATTATATCATTAATATCACAACATTCAGTTCTTTCTGTAAATCTATCATCGTTAATTGTACTTTCACTTTCAATACCTATAAATCCAATCCCCCAATTATTAGAAACTATATAATTATATATATGCACTTTATCTGATTTCAAACGTTTTATTTTATTATAGTACATAGACAATGCTTCATAAGCAAATATATTACAATGATATAACCTATCAATTTCTTTTAAGAACGTACCCTCACAAGCTCCAATATCATACACTATTGATTTTTCATTAAGGTTATATTCATATCTTAAATATTCCAAATTATTTTCTGTCCATATTCTTTTTTGTTCAGGGTCTAAATTCATATCTACTTGGCTTGTTAAAAGTTAATTCAATCCATTTCTTTAAAGGATATTCTGGTGCTTTCCACGCTAATGCCTCGTCATTGTAATTACAGAATATCTTATTTTTTACTACACTTTCTATTTCCTCAACGGAATCTTGTTTATAAACGCACTGCCTATTCATATACCCTCCCATTCCTTCAAATCCACACTTATAATTAGGCAGGTCATTTAAATGAATGTTAGATGATTCCTGCGGAAAAAAGTTGAAATAAAGCGTTCCTAACGCATAAGGAATAAGCTGTTCTTTTATCGGAAATTTATTGAACATTTCTTTAAGTAAATCTCTTTTATAAATCATTGGAAGATGGTGTTCAAAGTTTAATGCTCCGTTAGATAACCGTAATGCTTCATTCACCGTTCTTCCCCATTTTGATTTTTCATTATAAAGATACGATTTTTCGTTTACTTTAAATTGCGGAAGGTTAAATATTTCGTTTGAAACTATCTTATTAATGAGTAATATATCATCATACAGGTATAAAAAATATTCTGGACAATCATTAGAATTAACAAATTTATCTACTTTATTAAGTACATCAAAGTAGTTCTCATAATTTTTAACTCTATTATAATAATAGTACGCTTTCTGAGGATACCATCTATCAATTTTCCTGCCTTTAATATTTAAATTAGGTTTTTTTTGGTAATAACAGATAACTTCAAAATCATCTAATAAATTTTCTTCTAATGATCTAAGGCAGTATTTAAGTTCATTATTCCCCCAATTACTCCCTGTCCCTAAAGGTATAAATATTGTCATTTCTTATAAAAATCATGTGAATCAATGCCGGTATACGATTTTATTAACTTGCGTAAATCTTCCCCAGCTCTTTGAGCCATATTACACCTATCCTCTTTGGATAGCTTATCGTATTCTTGTACCTCCCACATCTTATCCATTAATAATGTCATGAATATCTTTGTGGCAGCCCTAAATGAATCTTTTGAGAAATTTGGTTTAGCTCCGCAATGAAATTCGTATTCTATTATTACTGATTCTATCTCAGATAAAATAGGGTCAAGTTGCTTACCTATCATATTTATAATCCCTCGCTAATTGTTTCAATTGTTCATCTATTTCTTCCATAAACTTTTTAGTTCCAAGTATTTTATGTTTACCTAAACCAAATTCGTAGTATCCTAATCCTATAGGTCTTAATCCGTAACTGTCACATTTAAAAACTGCCAGCATAGATTGGTTAAGTTCTTGTTGAGTTATTGGATGTTTCATTTCTTTCTATTCTTTAACCAATCTTTAAATATCATATCGTTATATGACCCTCTTGCTATTCTATATCTATAGTTTGAAAATTCTATCATATCATCTTTTGTGAATAATTGGGCTTGCTTAGATAACTCTATTATTTTTTGTAATTCATTAATAGCGGATAATACTTTTCCTAATGTTGGGTCATCTTCTTTTACTGGTTCTTCTATTTTATTAAAAGCCTCTATATACTCAATTTTAAAATCAAGAGCTTTTTCTCCAGTAAATCCCATTACTAAAAGCGAAAACCCATCCCTGTTCATTAAGAACATTTCCTGAATCCTATTCATAGAATCTACGTAAGTAGTTGATTGATAGAAATGCGCCCAATTTTGGGCTGATCTTTTAGACATTATTTCTTTAATGTCTCTCATAATATGCTTATGTTCCTTCTCAAATTTTTGAGCAACCAACAAACTTGTAGTAATTGGAGTTCCTTTATCTGTTTTAAATACTAATTCACTCATTATTTCTTACTTTCTATAAAAGTCATTATATCTTCAATTAATTTTTCCTTACCTCCTAATTGTTCAATTCTTGAAGGAAGAACATACAAAGTAGTTAATCGCTCAGCTTTTTCTTTTAATTTTTTTCTTGGCATAATAAAATAGTTTAATTATATATACAAAGATAGATAAATATTTAATAATACAAACTATTTTACTATTTATTTTACAGAAAATATCAGAATTGTACTAGCTATCGCTCCGGTTATGAATGATATTGGAGCTAATATTCTATTTCGCTTAACTTTAACTTGTTGCTTTAATACTTCGTTGTTCAGGTTTAGATTCTCGTTCTCACATTCACTTAGCATTTTCTGGGTGACTGCTTGTAAATCAGATTGTTTACTTAATTGTGAGTTCACTAATTGTATCCCTGAATCCATATTCTCTACTAATTTACCGTACTCGACCATGCCTGATCTACTTTCCAATAACTCCAAATGTTCTACGTAAATTTGTTTTATCTGGTTCCCGGAGAACTTAAACTCGGAATCATCATTCTTGGGTTCTATATAAGCATTAATTGAATCGTAAACTTCATTAGTGGTATATTTATCCACTTTAGGTTTAATGTCGTAAATTCTATTGTTAAGTGTGCTTATTAAAGTTTTCTGGTTAAATATTAACTTATCGTTTTGCTCTGTTAAGATTTTGTAATATTCTATAGTATCGGACTTTTGTTTGATAATAATTTGGTTAGCGATCTTTAGCGCGTCATGCCATATAACTTGTTTATGTATTTGTTTATTCTTAACTGTAATAACAGTCAGAACGGTTATAATTGCCGTTATTACTATACCTATTATAATAAGGGCGTACACTGGTATTTTAATTTCTACGTTAGTCATCAAGCTTTCTCCAATACATGAACAACTGTACTGAATCACATGTCCCGGCGACATATCTAAATGCAGGTAAGTCAAATGGAAACCCTTTAGTGCAGCTATATCCTGCTCCCCACCATAACGAACCATTTACGGTATAAATATCTGTTGTATCAGTTGATGTGGTGTCAATCGGTATAGGATTATTATCCCAAGGGGTATATGTTTTAAAGTCAGTTACACCTATCTTATTTGATACCGGTTTATTTGTTCCTCCTAAATACAGTTTACCTGTATTATCTTCTGGATATTTGAAGTTTACATCTACTGATACTAAATTACCATGCCAATCAGCTCCGTTTTTAGTAAAATAGATTATCGTATCACCATATAAGGTCATATCAACTTTCCATAAATCGGATTGAGAGAAGCTCAGTAAGCTTACCATAATCCCTATAAGTACAAATACTTTTTTCATTTTATTATGTTTTTACAAATATACTAAATTTCAATTATTTGCTTTACTCTTCTTCTTCGTTAATCATTTGTTGTATTTTAGATGGTTTTCCTTCCATTCCTGTGGCTGCTAATTCTCCAGCGCTATCTGCTTTTTGTTTCAAATTTTTCAAGTATTTAGCCCTTACATCTAAAATCATCATATCGGCAACCTTTTCTATTTGATCTTCATCTTTAAATGTTACATCACTTTCTTTTAAAGTGCTTATAATATCATCTCTATCAGGTGAAGCATAATTAGATATTCCTTCTTTTATATAGTCACCTCTAGCTTTTATATATTTTACATATTGTTCAGTAGTATACTTTACTGCCCGACCATCTTCTGTATTATAGTTTTTTAATTCCTGTTTAGCTTTTGGTTGTATATTAAACTTCTCAGTAGTTAAGACATTCCATACATTATAGTCAGTTTCATTTTCCTCTTCACCTAAAGCATTTAACTTTTTATTTCCATACTTAGTATATACATCAGGTCTTTCTCCTGTAGTTGGATAGTTTTGTACTCCAACACCAAAAAAAGCGGGTACGCCAACCGTAAAAATACTTTGAATACCTTTATCTTTTAAAGCTGTAGATACATCTGAATACATTAAAGGAAGTAAGTTTTTCTTTAACTCTAATGCTACAGTTACATTTTCACCAATCATTGTTCTTCCAGTAAGAACATCTACTGATAAAGCTGCCGCGGGGGCTAATTTACCCCTTGTAAAATGTAATAATACTTCACCTCTACTTTTTTCGTTATATCCAGAACCTAATTTACTTATCTTTCCTGTAGTAGCTGACTTTGTTTCTCCAGTTACTAATTGACCTATTAATCTTATATACGGTTGAAACCCTCCCCATATATCCCACCTTTGATCTCCTATTTTTATCTTACCGAAATCAGTGCTTCTCCAATCTTCTTCTACATCAGCTCCCGCTAAAGCTGCTAATCCTAAAACAGAAGTCCCAACCCCTAAGAATTTTATCATATCCTTCCAGTATTCTACTCGTACTTCTTTTGGAACTTCTAAATAAAATTTTGGACTTACAGCATTAGTTATTAAGTTTAATCTTGAGGCTATTAATCTTGGAGCGAATATAGGAGTATTAAGATATTTTGCAATTCCTTCAAGTTTTCCTAATCCTCCACGTCCAGTTTCATTATTTATTAGTTTTGCAGTTTCTTTGTATAATTTAGGATTGTTATAATATGTTTTACCATCAGATAAATACTGCTCGGCCATTCTTCTGAATAATCCTACCCTGAATTGATTTAAAAATGAAATATAAGCTCTTTCAGATGGCTTAACTAAATACTTGCCTATAATAGGTATTTTCTCTGCAAGGTTACCCATAAATACCTCTTCTTTTGCCGATAATTCAGGATTGATAGGATTAGAAACGTATAACCCACTTTCTTTCATTATTGGATAATCAGGCGAATTAAAAACGTCATATAACCATCTGGAAAATTCCTTTTCACTCTTTATATGACTAAAAGTTTTAGCAAAATATTTCATAGCCATAATAGGATGAGAAATAACAGGTATCAAAGCTTGTCTAAATATGCCAGACATATCACCAGAAGTCATTAAAGCGCGAGAAGTGTTTATTATTTCAATAGCTAAGTCTCCTGCTCTTTCTAAATCAGTCCTATTTGCGTATTTATCTTTTAAAATCCTTACAGTTCTTTCTTGTCTTGCTTGGATAAGTTTATCTTTTAATTCTAATCCTTCTTTGTCAAGCTGAATTTCAGTTTTCTTTTTTTCGTTGGCGTAGTTGCCAGTTTTTAAATCGTCCTGAATTTTTTCAGTTTCTAATTTTATTCTCGATTTAGCCTGAGATAGTTTAGTTAAATCATGTTCTCTTATTTGCTTTCTTAAGTCGGCAAGTTCTTTATTGCGTAATATTTTTCTTCTCTCGCTTTTAGGCTCTACCCCTTTTTCAAGGTCTTCGTATTTATTAATTAATTTTGCTTCAGTTCTTAAGTCTTGTAACTTTATTGTTAATTCACTTCTTGTTTTGGCTGGTTCTTTATACTCTCCTGCAATTAAGTTATGAATATCTTTTTCCTGAATGTCTGGAATAAATGGTTTAATATCTGAATGAAGCTTAGTTATCATTTCGTCCAAATTCTGAATACCTTCTTCAATATAACTTTTCATTAGTTTTGCTACATCAGGAGTGATATAAGCTAATTGTTTAGCATATGGTAAAGGTAAAGCACTTAATGTATTATCGCGTGAAGCTTCCTTCCATTTCCCAGCTAAAGAGCTTAATATCTGTTTTCTCTCATATATAAAATCTTCATGTGTTTTTTTACCACTTGTTTTAGTACTATTCCTTTGTTTTTTAAACTCTTTTTCAGCTTTGTCCCTAGCTTGTTTCGCTTCAAGCTCAGCTATCTTATCTTCAAGTTTCTTTTTAAGATCGTTTATTTGTTCCCATTCTTTTTGGATAATTTCTTTTTGTTTAGAAGTTAACTTATCAACTCCTAAATTATTCATATCTTCAATAAAGAACCCTGCTAAAGAATCATCGCGTATTATCTCTCCTTTTCTACTTCTAAAAGAAGCTGAAAGCATAGTACCAGCTATATCGCTTGCGTCAACAGCTCTTTTTATTTTTAATAATTGATCATCATTAGGATTGCTCTCAAATTGCTTTTCAAGCCCTGATAAATATTGTCTTATTATGCGCTGATCTAAATCAGAAGGTAAAGTACCATCCTCCATCTTTGTAATAAGAGATTCTATATTATATCCTTGTTTTATCTGTTCATCTGCTTTTTGCGTAAGCTCAACATCTGATAATGTTTTAACCTTTTCACGTTGTCCGATACCAAATTCCTCTCTAGTAGCCTCAGTAGATTCAACCCTTACACCCGTTAAACTAGGTTCAGTAGTTTCAGGTTTTATTTTAGTCTCCCCGGTAAATACTCCCTTTACTTTATTTTCAGCGTTAATTTTATCTTTATCGGCTAATCCTTTATACCAATCTGTATTACGGATTTCATTTATAGCATAGTCAATAGCTTCACTTACTGTCTTACCTGCCTGTAATGCAATCTTAGCGGCTTTCACTCCCGTTTGTGCTACTGCTACAGGTAGATTAACCCCTAATGTTTCTTTACCGAATTTAGATAGTTGTTTATCAATATCGTCAAGCCATTCTATTCCTTTATCTAATCCTTTAGTAACAGCTGATTCAAACGTTTCTACTTCTTGTGGAGGTACTTCTGCATCTCCTTGTTTCCCCATATATACTTCTGGGCTTGCTTGCTCTCCGTTGTCCCGAATTTCCTCAACGCTTGACGTTTCAGGGATTGTTCCAGTTGTTTCGGCATTTTGATTTTGTTTTATTGGTTTATTTCCTATTTTATCAGGTTTTTTAGTGGGTAAATCTTGTTCTAAAAATTGTAATTCAGGAATATCTTTTACTGCGCTTTCGACTTTTGTTGGCTCTGTAACTGGTTCTTGAATTCTTCCAGTTTCTCCCTCCAGGATTTTTCCTGTTTCTGTTTTTTGTTCTTTTTCATTTATTGGTTCTTCTACTTTACTAAATGCTGATTTCATTACTTTACTACCAAAAGATACTCCTTTCTGTGGAGCTTCCATAAACTCACCTAATCTCTTTGAATAAACCCCTATAGTTAACCTTCCTTGTTCATATAAGTCCGCATCTTCTGGTGTCATATACTGATTATGACTAGCTCCATCTCCGCCTCCAAGATAAACATTACTTATATCCCCATTAGGTTTTACAGTAGCCATAGTGAATTTTTTACCTCCGAAACTTGGTAATTGAGCTAATTCATCTGGCGTCCTTTTAGATAATTGTTCTTTATATACTTTTTGTTCTGTCGTTAATTCTTTTATTTCTTTTCCCGTATCCGTTTGAGTTACGGCTAATTCTTCTGATTGTTTTAATTGACTACCCTTCTTTTCAGTATCCTGTTCGTACCCGTTTTCCCTCGCGATTATATCAACTATTTTCTGATCGGATGATTTAACTATCTTTTCATAGGCTGCTTTTATACCTTCGTTATTAGTGTTTTTAGCCTTGTAATCGAATTCCTCTCTCTTTATAACTTCTTTTACAATATCTATTTTAGAATCAGTAGAGAATTCTTCCGGTACTGATTTAGCTACACTTCTTATATACTTACTTTTATCTGAAGTTGGTATATGAGCAGGTAATGATATACCTCCACCTATAACTCCACCTACAAGCATTGAATTACCTACTTGATCGAATAACTCTTCTACAGGTTTTAACCCTGAAGCTATATCTACTATATTGTCCGATAATTGGGTAGCCCCCTCAGATAATGCTTCTCTTTTTATGTCTTTACCCCAAGCTCCTAAATGAGACACCGCCTTATCTAATTTTGAATAGTAAGCACCTGCAAGTTCTTTACTTATTTGGTTTCTTCCTTTATCCGCTACGGCTTTCTTTACCCCGTCTAATATCTTTACCGTACCCCATTGCTCCCAAACTACTTCATTAAGCCCTTTTGTTAGAGCATTTGTTATTTTAACGAATTCAGGTAATTCAGTTTCTCTATCTAATCTATCGTATTCAGCAAATCCCTTAGAAGCCCCCATGTATCCTAGAGCTGATTTAGTACCTCCTGCTGCGTTACCTATTACTAAGGTAGTTAACATAGGTAAGGATTCAGATACATCTAAAGCTATATTACCAACGGCTCCTGATATATCTCCACTTTTAAGCATGTCTATAGCCCCTTGTTCATACCTATCACCTTCAGCGGACATTTCTTGTAATTTGTCATCGTTTAGGTTGACGAAATCAGCCCAATATTGAGATTCCATAGATGATGGTACTACAGCATTCCATATCTTCTCAGACGCTTTAAAAGCTCTATAAGGAGTTAACATTACATCTTTTCCTGAACCAGAACCTAATTTATTCAATACTGATTTAGCGAAAGAATCTTTTTCATTCTTTGCCTTTTCTTTTAACATATCATCCCATATCCGGGTATAGTTTTCCTGCCAGTATTTTTGTTCGGAAGGTTCTAACCCTACTTTACCGTCTTTAAATTGTAATCCTAATAATTCAGCTTTTTCAGTTGCCTCTTTATTATATTCAGTAATAGCATTTTCATCCTTTACAATTAAAGGATCGTATTTTAATTTAAGACCTAAAAGTTCTTTATTAAACTTATCAATTCTATTTGCCGGGTTAACATCGGTATTGTATGTCTCCGCTACTTTTTGCTCGAATTGCTCTTCGTCAGTTTTTACGCCTGTATCAAATTTCTCTATTACAGGTTCTTTAGCGATCCTCTCAGGTTTTGTTTTTTGAGTTTCTTTATACCAATCTTTAGGTGATGCTACAGTCCTAAAACTCGATACAGATTCTTGAGGTAATCCCTGAACCTTCGAAGTAGATTCTTGGCCATCGGATACCGTAGGTTCTTTTTTTTTTAAATGTTGGTAGTACTGATCGGCAAACTCATCTTTACTTTTAGTATAAGCTCCATCAGAAGTAAGCCCATTATATAGCTTATCCATCCCTTCTTTTGTGCCGTATTGGCCTTTAAAATCCTCAAATGTCTTTGTATAATCTCCTGCATCGTGCATTTTATTATAAAGACCTTGTAAGCTCATTAAATCAGCCATTAGTCGTACCTCCCTTTACTTGTATTAGTTTTAGACGGCTGTTCAAAGTTAGATATTTTTTGTAACATATACTCATTACCACGAATAGGAACTATATAATAAATTCCATCTTTATTATCAATTGGCCTAATTTGCATAAAATCAGCAGTTTTATCGTACCAATCAATCATATAATCACCTTGCCTATTTAATTCTGAGAATGATTTCTCTATTTTAGTGGCATCATTTAATACTTTTTCTACTCCTTTTGTATCCGTTACTTTCTCGGATTTACCTCCAGTAACTTTTAATGCCCCTTTAGGTATTATAAAATGATTTAACGATCTTTTTTGACTTTCAGTGTCGGGGATAGTACTTAAATCAACTGCATTTTTAAATGACATTCCGGTTTTAGGAATTTCAATATTTCGCGTTTGAGGTTTTTCTATCTTTTCTTCTTCTTTACTCTTTTCGTGAGCTGCCTTATATTGTTCTTTTAATTTCCATTCCTGCATTTCGGTATTAGGGGCTTCTATAGTTCTTCCTTTACCTATATTCTCATGTAACTTTAAATTAGACGCTCCAAAGTTGATTGCAGCCTCAGCTAATGTGGGGTCTATCTTTCTTGTTTTCCTGTAATCGGCAATAGCTGTATTAACATGTTCAATTGACTGTTGTAAGAATCTTGGGTCAACTGATTCATTTACCATACTCATAATGGATTCCTGTGTCATATCGTCAAGGTTTTTATCTTTAAGAATATCGCCTCCTAATAAATCACCTAAATAATATGCTTTTAAATCTTCTTCGGGCATACCGCTAGTTAACATCATATCTATCAATCCTTTTTGTACTCCTACATTTTGTTTAGCGGCGTTGTAATATTCCCTATATTGTACGTCTGGATTTAATCCTTTTATGGTAGTTATTTTCTTCATTCCGTCTTTAGATAGGGTTTCTGTCTTTTCAGGCTCCCATCCTAAAGTATTCTTAGCTAATTTATCGGTAAATACTTCTACTGGATTTACCGAAGCTACAACTTGTTCCGCTGAAGGATTATTCCATACTCCTGTAACGTTCCAATCCTCCTCTAAATTTTTAACGGTTTTCATGTCAAAGTCTTTAGGAGATTTCTTAGCGGCATCAAAGAATTTACTAGCGTTCTCGTAATCCTCTTTTTGCTTTGAAAATTTAGTTTGCAGGTTCTTAACGTCAAACATTAAGTCGACTGTTTGCTTGTCGGTTAACGTCCCTTGCTCCCTATCTCTTTTTAATTTGCCGTTATCATCATAAGTATAGTAATTAGCTACTTTATCATTTAATGAACCAAGATCATTTGTAGCATTATCTAAATGCATCCTAAACTTAGAAGCGGCAGGATCGAGTTCATCTATCTTTTTCTGTACTGCCTGAACCTTTAGTCTTTCCTGTTGTTCTTCACGATCTTTCTTTTGCTTAAAATCATTTATAGCATCATTTATATAGCTAAAATCTAAAGGCTTTGCCCCGTAATCCGGTATCTGATATTGTGGTATTAATGCCATATTATTTAGCCATTAGTTTAGCCACAGAACTTGCGGCATTAACATTGTTTTGTTGTGTCGCATTTAATGTTTGCGATTGGGCGGATACTCCACCTTGATATTGCGACCATCCTATACCTGCCGCGTTACCGTATACGTTTGAAGCATATGATAACGGATCGTACATTTGAGCTTGCGTTTGCCTCCATTGGAGTTGATTTTGCCAATTAGCTGAATCAGCTCCGTATTCTTGAGTAGCATAGCCAGCTTGTTGATCTGTAACTCCGGCACTATAAGAGCCTAATGATTGTTTTATTCCTGCTTGGTTCTGAGTTTGACTAGCCGCATTGCTGTATGCCGTTGATTTAGTCTGTCCAGAAGTTAAATAGGCGTTAGCTAAATCTTTTTGCGAATTTGTTTTATATTGTCCTGCTTGTAATGCTATGTTTAATGAGTTGTTTTGGTTCCCCTGCATTAAAGTAGCTAATGAGTTAGAGGACGCTCCACCCATAGATTTTAATGTACTTACATTACTTGCTAAATTAGTACCTGCTTGACTTTTATAAATATCAAGGCCAGGCATTTCTGATTGGGATAAGTTCTTATATGTATTTAAATAATTATCAGCTCCTCCCGTGCTTTCTTTTAGTGAGGATGATATATATTGATCTCCTTGTTGTAGGTATTTATTAACACCTGATTCAGTTGCTGATTTAGTTTTACCTAATTCTCCTGAATATTTTGATAAATTTAAATCAGGGGTGTTACCGTATAAAGATTCTATAGATGTATTAGCTGTGTCTGATTGCTTTTGATAATCAGTAATAAGGCCAGTTAACTTAGCCATATTTTCATCATATCTTTTTTGACCCTCCTCTATTTGCCCTTTAGCTAAAGTAGTCGCTTGCTTATTTCCAAAAGGGTTGAAAAAGTCTATTACTTCATCGTTGCTGTATCCTGAAAAAGTACTACCCATATCCTATTATTTTATACAAAGATAATAAATCATACTTAAACCTTTTTCGCTAATCTATACACCTTATCTTGGACTAATTCAAAACCTGTTTTCTCATATAGATTAATGTATTCCTCTTTATCGGTAAAACACTCTATAATATCGGTATAGACTGAGGCACATCCTAATACTTTCTCGCTTAATACATGGGCGACGTGTCCGTGACCGGATACATTAATTAAAGGCTCTAACTTATACACTTTACGTAAAGCGGAGAACCCCACTAATTTATCACCGTCAAAAGCTCCAAAACATACCTCCGCCGTAATTGGAAAGCCTATCCCTTGTTCCGTGCAAAGTATCCTCGCTTTTACAAAATCGTCCTGAGATTTTAATGTCCTATATGTTATCATAATGATTTTCTATATCCTATTATTATTCCTTTTAATGTATTAGCTGTAGTCTTAGTATTTCTTAACTTTATATTTAGGGTATTTCCTTTTAATACGTCGCCTTTAAATAATTCTATCGTGTAACCTAATAACCCGGCGTTATTCAACATATTCCTTAAGAATGTGGAGAAGAACCTACCTTCCCTCTCCCTAAAATTAGTTTCCTTCAGTAATGAACTCATCTTGCCGTAGCTCCACTCATTAGTATCTGGATTCTGATAAGCTACTGAATTATCGTCAACCGTTATGTCGTTTAATTCAGTTGGCGCCCATATCTGGTCAGATATTAATTCTATTGAATCAAATGTCTTTACATCGGCTGGCGAATAGTTAAAATGAACTTGGACTATTCCTGTCGTTACCCTAGTATCGCTAACATGATGTTTATATAAATTAATCGCGGCGGTAGTGGATTTTTCTACATGATAAAAATTATTATTATTAAATCCAAAATACATATCAGGATAAAATGAGTACCACGATAACCATGAGTTAGTCGGTTCGTGATATCCTAAAGTTACATTTCTAGTAGGATAAGTGTAATTCTTAAATGTGAATAGGTATAAATCTTTTACGGCGTCGTACCCACTTACTATCTTTATGGTATTACCTCCACTAATAGAGTAAGCGATTATATTGGATAGATAAGCTCCGTAACTTTTCATTTTAGCTGCCGCCGTTATATCTTTTAACCCATCCTGTGAAAATCTATACCAAGATGAAGTCCTTACATCATAAAAATATGTCGAATGTAAATTATTAGTTATGCTTCCCTTATGTGAACACCCTATGTTATAAGGCATGTATTTTATAGTCCCTAATATAGTATCCGTATAATTCATTTCAGTACTACCATCCGCTAATGTAGTTTCAACCGCATTGAGATATATGGACGATATCTTAGTCTCTTGGTAAACGTGTAGTGTATTTCCTTTTTGGACTACACCAATTATATTACCATACTTAGAATCTAAGTATACGGGAGTGTTAGTAAACTTATTTATCTCGTTATAATTTAAATCCCCCTGCTTTAGTACTCCCCCGTATGTTAATGACTGATCGACGGTTCTTTTCTGTTTATCGTCAACTATATTATATCTCCCGCTTGTTGCATCAAGTAATGGCGACAATAATTTAGAATCATATCCAAATGAGGATGATTTAGATTCAATTCTAAATACTAAGGGTACTCCTATGTCTGTAAAATAATAAGGGAATACATATGCGTCCCCGCCGTTTATAACCCCATTAACAGGGGTAGTGGTATTAACTGGAATTACATCTCCTATTTCATAATATACTAAATCAGATGAATTTGATATAACTCTTTTTCTATAGAATTCTACTACATATATCTTACGGGATGTAATGTTTTTATACTCATTGAAGGAGGATAATGATGGTATTATTAATTTACCGTCGTTGTTTACCCCTATAATTTCTATGTCAATATACTCACTGAGATTAATTAGTATAATACCAGTCAGCATATATCCTTTTATTCTTATTCTATCGCCTTTCTTTACTGTGAAATTATTAATATTTACAAGTTCGTTAGAGGAATAACATCTATTGATAGCTTGATCTATATTAATTAATGTATTTCCTTCTGAAAATTCTAAGTCAGATGTGTATCCTAAATAATCAGTAAATAACATAGGGATAGTAAAATGTTCAGATACATTACTACCCGCGTACATAAACTGCATATAAACAGCCTCAGTAGGGGGCATATTATTTATTTGATAATATATACTATTTGTGAAAAAACCGGCAGTGTCAGTTGATACACCCCCATTTGCAGGAATATTTAAAACTGATAAAGGCTGTACTTTAGTTGAGACACCGTTAGCATCATAATAACATATGCCTAAATTTACTGCGCTATTTTCTTTGAATACTAGATCCTTAGTTATCGCGGGAGCAGACACGCATGTAGCCGATATAATGTCAGTACCATAATCAGGGTTATAAAGGCTAATCCTATTAGGGTTTCCGCCTGATATTACTGAGGCGGTAATATTATATTTAGTTTTAGCATTTATTTCAGAAACGAAATAATTAACAACGTTTGTATTATTCTGGTAAGCTCCACTTATATACAGGCTATCATATTGGTATGTATATGTTTCTTTAGACACGACAATACCTCCTGTAGTTTTTGATATAACTACGACGTATAATATCTTATCCCCTCCGGTTAAATATCCCGCTATATTTAATACTACATTCGCGTATGATGATGATGGTGCTGATTGGTTAATATTTATTACACTATAAGCATAATTCGACGTGGACACTGCAAGATTTATATCTACATCTACATTATCATATTTAGTGTCATTCCTTCCTAATAATATTCTGTCTCCATTAATTACATTCATTGTACCTGATTTAAAAGGTACTTCGTATTGGATGTAATTAAAATCTAATTGATCCACATATTGAACTTGTTTATCATTATAAAATGAATAAATATTATCCACACTCCAACTAAAAGTAGAAACATCAATTGTATCATATAAGCCCCAAGTACCACTAACTCCACTACCTATGTCAGTAACCTTCACGTATATCTTTATTTTATCTACCGAATAGTTACCGTTTAATTTTAGTGATATCTTATTTACTCTTGGCGAAAATATAGGTGTAATACCGCCTCCATATCTATAACTGTTATCAAGCTCCGATGTTATATATTCATCTGAAATACCTCTATCATTAAGATATGTATAAAGACTATTACTCCAATGGCTAATAGAACTTTCTAATCCATCTTTAAATATGTGCTTATATGCAAACTGGAATCTCTTACCTGAAATATAATTATATTTTATAGCAGTATCTACCCCAGCCTCACAAACGAATGTTTGAAGTGGATTAGGGCGTAGTAGATTAATGTCACAAGAAGACAAGGCAGGATACTCACCGTCTAAAAGTCTTTTAATGTTGACGCAACGGGTAGGGTTATAATTGTCGTTCATTATTAAAAACGCATCATCTCCCGCTCCAATTATACTCATTTCAACTTGATAGAATTCCTGAAAATTCCATGCGGACTTCCCTAACGAAAGCTCATCGTAATCACTACTATTATTATAAATACGTATAATGGAATGTGCATTATTTGAATTATAAAAGGCAATTATTTTAGCGTCTCTCTCTGTATCGTCACAATACCCTACCGCAACATTACTCCCTATACTAAGCCCGATTATAGCGGTACTAAATGCCTTTCTACTTTCTATAACGTTTGTATCTCCATCAGGATAGACAATATCTAATCTATAACGGGAATCCCCTAAAGGAATCAGGTCTATATTATCATCCCAATTTAGCTTTTTACCGTTAAATGATATTACCTGTCTTTCCATTACATTAGCATATTTTTATTTCTCCATGCGTCTAATACTTCTATGTGTGAAGGAGACTCTATCCTTTGTACATCTTTTATTTTTCTATGGTATCGAGCCTCATAAGAATCTTTTATGTTTTCATGTACTGATCTATCATACTCTACATCCTTCCATGAAATCCAAGCCTTTAAAGCTTCTACGTATTTAGTAGGAAAATAAGTAGTTGACGATATGTCTATACCGGAGCTTTTATAAGCTAATAGTAATTCCGTTCTTTGCGTATTGTTAATTATTATCTCCCTATTTTTCATATCAAGAGTGTAATACCCTTGATAATTTACCCCACCTACCGACGCAAACGTATTATATTGAGCATTAGCTATTGATTCTCCCTCCCCATCCGTAGAATCTAAACTTTCGTCAAGTCCTACCACAGTCTTAGTAGGAATGATAGTACCTTTCCGGGTTAACCACCATGTTTCACCATTTACCGGAACTCCTAAAGCTATGAACTCTTCCATGTCCGAAGGAAAATCAATTCTATTCACCGCGTTAGGTTCTACTTTAATTATATTCTTTCCGTCTTCTGTGTATAATAGACGTAGGTTTCTTAAGCCACTTATGGCAAAGTTAAAATACCTCTTATACTCTGAATCGGTTCTCTGTAATTCCGGTTGAGATAAAAGAAGATCATTCACTAATTGATCTATAGTATATAATGAACTAATATCACTCATTTCTTATATCCATTATAGGGTTTTGTTTTAAAAAGTCAATGGCGAGTTGTAATACCTCGTAGTCTCTTCCAGCGGGCATGTATACCGTATCCGCAGTTAAAAACTCTTTAAATTGTATAGCTAAATCAAGTCTAACCGCAGGCACTCTGGGAGTAGGTGTTGATCCGTTTTCTATCTCTTCAAGGGATAAGCTCTCCATATTGTAAAATTCTATCCTTTCCCTTTTTAATATAGTCTCTATATGATTATTTAAATCTGAACAAGGTAAATTCTCTGCAACCCTTAAAGATGATTCAGTCGTTGGATAAAATAATAGTCCACTTCCCTTGATAGTATTAACTATCATATCGGCGTTTAAATGAGGGACTATATCTGCTGGATAGTCAGAATAATAACATTCAGAAACAATATCCCATACCACAGCTATACCGGTAAATCTTTTTCTACATAGATCAAATCTCTTTGCCCCTCCTTTAATTAAGTCCCAACAAATTTGATTATACGCATTATTAATAGCTACCTCAACCATAGTTTTAGTTAAGTTATCCATCTTCCCGTATAACTCGTTATAGCAGTAATCTATATATTGCGTTTTTGTCATCTCGAATCTTCTTTATCTTGTTTTTGCATTGAATATTGAGTTCTCAATTGATCATCTAAAGATAACGAAATTTTCTCTAATAATAAATCCTGAAATTCTTGATGAAATCCTACTGGTAATTGTAATTCTACCGTCTCAGACACTTTAGTTCCAGACGTCGACCCATCCCTATACTGAGCGCCCCCGCTAATTACTTTACTTTCCCCTACATCTAAAAACGATAATTTATATTGAGCGGTCATATAATAATCTAAAAATGGGTTAGTCGGTACTTTTATATATGATATATCTACCCTATTGTTTTGATACGGATATATATATATAAGACTTCCCGATACGTATAATATAGGATTTTCAGCGATAGGTTTACTTAATAGATCGGACTTCCTTGTATAGTATTCTTGTTTTGTTATAAATTCAAGAGGTTTTATTACGCTATTTATTGAAGAATTACCCCCTATCCAGAATAAGTAATCACTAACCATTATGTATGAAGTAGTTAATAACTGCGAAGTTGAAGTTATCAATCTATCTATAGATTTAGTTGATATAGTACTCTTAGGGATAGCTACCCCTGCATCCGTAATAGTAAATAATTCTTCGCATTTATTTCTTAATAATTCAATCTGAACAGATGGAAGCATAAGGTTGAGCTGATCCATAGACACGAAGCCGTCTCCTTTATTAAGGATTAATTTTATATTATTATAAATATCACTAAGCTTCATAATTAGTTTTCTTTATCTGTTTTAGTCTCCATGTAGCTTAATACCTGTGAATTATCAAGTGGAATATTTAAATACCCAAGTATTATCCTTATTATATCTATATATTTATCCTGTCCCCAAAGTAATTCAGTTGACGTACTACTATACTCTGGATAACCATTAGTATACGTAAAAACAGCTTGCGGGGTATCGCGCTTTAAGTATACAATATAAATAGTAGTTGCCCCTACCGGATAAGGATAATTTACAGTCGCCCCTAAAATCGTTAATATAGGCTGGGTTGCAGATGGAAAATCTATAGAGCAGTTCATTCTTCTTTCAAACTCAAGGGCCGTTACTTCTTCTATTTTTTTATTACTGCTATTATAAAATCTTATCTTATGCCAATAATCTGAAGGTAATGAACCTACACCTGATCCATTAATGGATATAGAGGCTGTAGTTTTAAATGGATTTAAAGCATCTGATATCTGTTGTTCCGTCTCATAACCATCCTTATCTCCTATCCTACCATAAACAACCTTTTTTAATTCGTCATTCGCAAATTGAAGAAGCCTATTAAACTGCTCTACGGATAATGTTTTATTCGTTTTTTTATCGTAAAAATATTGAACCGTATATAGAATGTCTTTAAGGGTCATATCCTATTTTTCCGTAAATATACGAAATAAAATATATTATAATTCACATAGGAAATCCCCTCACTAACTAAAGTGAAGGGATTAACAATTAACCAAAACAAAAACTAATATTCCTCGACTAAGGATTCTTCTTGTTTAGCTAAGTACTCAGCTATCCATGCTTTGCCTTCATCAAGTTTATAGCTATTAGGGAATGTTTCCCCTGTCTTTTTCTTTGCCCACGCTTGTAACTTCTTAACATGAGATATTAAAGTGTAATCATCATTTAACTCAATAGTCTTCTCATCAGTTATTGAATCAAGAAATAGTTTCTGGGCTTCTGGATTGGATACTAAGTATTGTATTACGTATTCTTCTTTATCATGTGAATATCTCTGTGGGGGTATAACGCCACACAAAGCCTCTCCGTTTGTTCCAGCCCATACGCAAGTTCTGCTTGTAGGATTGAATACTATAGTTCCTTTCTTTACTTCATTCATGAAGTATGAGCCTATACGGATAACATCAGATGAATTTTCTACCTCCTTCAAAAATACTGAATAACCTCTCTTATTAGTGTCAGTTAATTTTTCGTTTCTTTCAATAACAGCTAATAGTTCAAACCTTAATTCATCGTTTGTTTTATCGTTTATACTTATGCCCCACCTTAATGATAATTTAAGGATGTCATCATCACTGCATTTTTCAAGTATCCAATGTTTTACTTTAACTTCATTTCTTACTGCGCCGATACTACGTTTAGCATCTCCCGCTTTATCCTCTATTTTGAATCCTGCTTTAGACACATTCACTATAGTGGTAAGAAAAAATATTAATTCAGCATCAGATTGAGGATTAAAAATATTTTCAGTCACCTTATTTAAAGGTAAATGGAATATAGGATAATATTTTAATGTCCCTTTTATTAATGGGTTAACATTACAATATACCCATTTTTCCTTCCTGTGAGTTTTAGGATTAACGTAAGCACCAGATACATCAAATCCTCTTGTAGCTTTTTTAGCTATCTGGTATAAATCTAATTTCTTAGTATATACCAGTTTAAATGATTTTAATTTGCTTATCTCATCCATCTTTTCGATTGCTAACTTCTCATTGTAAGAAAGGTTTTCGAATTCTGGATCACCTATCGGAATAGATAGGTTTAATTCTTTGTTATCTACTACTATCATTGTTTTTGTTTTGGTTTATAAAAAAATAAAGGGTGTTTTCGGGCACACCCTTTAAAGCCTTTATTATGATTACTGTCTTGTGAAATAAAATTTCTGATTCCATGCACCACCGTAAAGCATAATTTCTTCCTTCCAGTAGTAGTAAACCCCTGCGTTATCAGTTCCTAAATTACCCGGTTCAAGATTTGTCATACCTTTAAGTATTCCAAATACCTTACCTGAATTTTCACCGTTATAACTTACATAAGCCATCCCTACGTTTGGAATAGAAGCGTTAACTTCTTGCCCAAATTTAGCTACAGTAATAGGAGAATCAGGAATAAAGATAGCTGAACTTGGATATTCATACATTTCAGTTCCACTCACTGTTAATCCTACGCTTGAAGGATTACTCATGGTACTTAGTACTTGGAAGTTAAAATTAACTCCATTGTAATTAATACCGTCAGGGGTGATACCCAATATCTTACTAGCTGCATTATACATGTCTGTAGTTGAGTAATGTTCTCCAAAATCACGTATAAGATCGTTTATACCTTTGCGGAATGTATGTCCACAATAAACAGCTACATCGGAAGTATAAATACCTTGGGCTATAAACCCATCAGTTACTATATCTAAATGTGAAGTAGTAAATGTGGTATCATAAGTATCACACATACCGTAAGCTCCAAGTAAAGTTACAAGTCCGTCACAAGAACGTATAATACCACTATCTCCTGTAATACCAGATGCGGCTACTAAGTTAGTCTGGTTATCGTTCTTATTACCGTGATGAAGCATATAATCTTCATATTTTTCAAGCCTACGTTCCAGCTTCATTGTCAGATCGTTTATAATCCAACGATTACCGTTATATTCGGTAGGAGTGTTTCTCTGTGCTAATACATCTTCTTCAAGACCTATAGTAGCTTTACAGATACCCCAAGTGTAGGTTTTACTAACTGGATAGTTATTAATACCTTTAGGCTGACCTGTACCTCTAGCGAATGCGTTACCACTTAATGATAAGTAAGACCCATTAGGAATAGCTGTTGCTACATATAAATCACTATCCATGAATCTCATGGTAAGGGTATCAGATGTAAGTGTAGCAGTAGCTAAACTTACTACAAATGCCTCTTTTGAGAATCCATCACCACCACCAATATAATCGGCAGGTATTAGAATCTTATCATTTGCCTGTACGTTATGTTTAGTACCCTCGTAGTTAGCTGAAGACAGTTTAATATAAAATACTGCATCTGCTTCGCTAATTGCTGTTTCTGCGCCTAATACGACTGGTCTTTCTTCTGCTACTTCCTCTATAACATTTACGTCTTGCGATGGAAGCGCTCTTCCCGATCCTTTAGCTCTTAATACGTCACGAAGCAATAATCCTTCTCCGTACTGTTTCATTATTTCAGGGAGTGTATTAGAATCTTTCAATCCTGTTACAGTGTCCCACATAGATAATACATGTGCGCCGGTATTGTTGACGTACATATTGCTGGTTGGGGGAGCTATTGCCGCTCCTGCTATTGTTGGCATTGTTTTTTAATTTAATTAATTTAATTTCATTTGTTTTCTTAAACTCATTGCTGCTTCCTTTGTTTTTTCATTATCCAAAGGGATTTTTTCTGTTGTTAATGGTTTTAGATTGTGGTGTTCTGAATCTTTTGCTTTTTTAACATCAGCCTCGATCTTAGCTTTGAAAGCTTGCATGATCTTAACCCTGTTCTTATCCCATATTGCATCCTTAGCTCGTTGTATCACCATCTGCTTGTTAGCTTCATTTGGTTCTGATCCTTGCTGGCTTGCGATACGGATAAAATCATTTAGAACACTTTTATCCTCTTCCGATATTTCAAAATCAAACTCAACGTCCTTAAAGCTTATTTTGTCGAAACTACCCTGTAATGAGGTCATTGTTTCGTCCCATTTAGCTTTTGTGTCCGCAAATTTTTGTTTTTGCTGGTTTACTTTGTCATAAATCTGTTTAAGAGGGTCTTTAATTTCAGGTATTTCTACTCTTGATATAGAAGCGTCTATCGCTGTTTTAATCTCGCGGGCTTTCATATCAATTATAGCTTTTTCCTCTTTACTAAGGTTCTCTATAGCTTCTTTAAGGTTATCTTCCTTGTCGATTACAATTCCTATCTGTCTTAATGCGGCCCTCGTTGACGCCTCAGTATCTCCTACTAAAATAGGGGCTTGATACTCTGCGTATAACGAAAGCATAGTGAGTGAATCTACTTTAGACCTATCCATACCGACTACTTTTGCCGCTATGTTTGGATCACCACGTTTGGATAACTCATTTATAATTACAGTTTTCTTGTAATTATCTATCCCACCTAAAGCTGCAACCGGGTCATAATCCTTACCGTTTTCCTCGATCATCTTTTCGAGTTCCTTGTAATATTCCCTCTTATCCTTTTCGGATTCAAATTCCGTTTTTATTTTGTCATGTTCTTCAAAGAACGCTTTTAATTCCTCGTCTTTTTGGAATTTATATTTACCTCCGCTTATATCCTCAACCTTTTTAAAGTATTCGGGAACAACTGGGGCTTGTACTGCTTGTCCTTGCCCTGTTGAGCCTCCAGTTGTCGGTTCAGTAGGTTGTTCTGTATTTACTACTGGTTCTGCAACTGTTTCAGTATTTATCTGCGTCTCAGGTGTCGTTACATTCTGAGGTGTTAGAAATTTATTTTCTAAATTATCCATTTCGTTTTGTTTTGGTGTTACAAATATAATATATTAAATTTTGACGTTTTTCACGCATTCGCCATCCTAGTTCTTTGCTCGTTAATTAATTGATCTATAGATAATAACACTTCTTCAGGGTTCTCCCCTTTCTCTTGTTTATCTTTTGCGATTAATGCCTTAATATCATTGAATGCTTTATTATTATCAGTTAATCTTTGATCTTCACCTTGTACGTTAATCATTTGACTAGCGGCTTGTAATTCGGCCATCTTTAATCTTTCCCCTGATTCAGCTTGCACCTGTGCCGCTTTTGCATTACCGTCGGCCTGTTCCTTTATTAAGGCTTGTTTTTCTTTGAATTGTCGTTCCTGTTCTTTCTTTATTAGGTATTTTACCTTGTAAAGCATTTCAAGGAAATTACCTCCGCGATATAATTGATACTCTACATGCAATGCCGTAGCTCCATCTATTAAGCCTCCTTGTATAGCGTACTGTAAATATCCGACTATACGATCTTTCATTTCCTCGCTTGGACGTGGATATAATTTTATCCCAAGAGCGGATATACCATCTCTATTATCTTTTATGGATTGTACATCGTCACTGCCTATAACTTTAGAGTACCCTTTTACTGCTTTAGGTTCAGCCTCAATCAAATTCGAGATCATATATACTGATTCAGTGGCTAATTTTGACTTAATAACCATTATAGAATTCATTATATACGATAATGCCGTATTAGATGCGGCGAGACTAGCCATTGCTGTTTTAACTGGGGTTTTAGAATCTGGTGTAGCTCCAACGGACATAGGTGATAATCCTGTTAGTATTTCAGCTTGTCTTAATAACTGTTCCATTATCATTAACGGTGCTTGCAACGATTCAAGGGCTGTTCCTTGTACTCTTTTAGCCGGGTTATTATCTCCTCCTTGTTGCGTGTTATCACCTAAGTATATGAATACATTCTCCTGTCTCATTACCTTTATCATTTCTAATGGGTCGTATTTACCCTTCCCATCAGATAATTGAGCTAACTTAGATGCGTCAATGGTATAGAAATCATCCTGCGCCTTAGATATAGCATTAATAAACTTCAACCATTCAATAGCGAACGCATGAGCTATAGGGACTAATCTTTCAATGTAAGACTTCTCTATCATTTTAAACATAGCGAACCCAAGTGTAGGTGTTTCATTTGCGAATACTTGGTTTGCCGCGCAACCAAAGTCCCATACATAATCAGTACCAACTAACCATGAACACTCATATCTTTTTAATTCCCTTGTCTCTACAACTTTATAAGCGGTATTATTTCTATGTCCTTCCTTGTAAGGTATTCTAGTTCCTTTGTATTCAGATTCCCTTCTCTTCTCTACGTCAATCCATCTTACTTTTACGACGCAAGCGGTTACGTCTATAGTATCTCTTTTTGTCTTATACCATATAGAGTTATTATTATCTGAATAATCTTTATATCTAAATGCTATATTCTCAAATTCATCCTGCGTTAATCCGTATTTTTTACCGTCCGTTACCCTGTCTTGTATTTCCCTTATCTTATTTATACTTGGAAATTCAAACCATCCGAAATATTGAGAATCGGAACCGTCTTTATTATAAGTGAATTGGTTTATCGCGTATTTAGGGTCTAAGTATTTCCATTTTACTTTACAATCAGAATGATCATATTCACTGTACGCGAATGCACATCCTAAATCAAAGACATCATCAAATAACTTTTCCTTTAATGCCATCTTCCACTCTGATATATCCTCGGTATGCGATATTAATTGCTCTATAGCGGTTATGTACCTCTCTTTAAACCCACCCTCCATTTTAATATCTTTAAGGGCTTCATAACTTAAAGATTCCTCCTCATCCTGTCTCGGTAATCCTATTGATTGTCTTAATACATTAGATACTTTTTTTGTCTTAGGATTATGACGAACCCACTCGGCATTCATACGTAAAGTTTCTTTCTCATTCGCGTCCATATCCGTACAAAAAGCCTTTATATCGGTATCACTATTAAGAAATTCACCTTTACACCTAGTCTTCATATTAGCTATAGGTGACATAGTGTCCCACATACCTGTAAACCATCCCTCGCGAGAGGCTTTTGCATTTTCATTTAACGTAGTGTCTAAATCGTTAAGAACATTTAATGAAGGGATCGTCCCGCCTGCAAAATAATTTTTATACTGTTCCGCTGATTGCCTACCTTGCGCTATTAATCTTAATGTATCTATATACTCATCAACCCCTGAATAAGGGACATCGCAATTATTATTAGCGTACCTTGAATAAATGGCTTTTGCCATACTTAGATTATACTCCGGTTTCTGTTTGTCTTCGTATGATATACGCTCCATATCAGGAAATGGGTTCCCTGTTATTTGTTGTATTTTATCTGACGGTATATTAGCCATAATTTTTTATTCAAAGATATAAAATTCAAATTTTACGCTTTTTCATCCAAGATTCCGATATATCTATAACCCTTTGATTGTTTATCCTTTCAAACTTTCTTTGGTATCCTTTATAATATCCATAAATCGCCCACATACTCGCAGCGGCTAAATCCTTCTTATGGAAATCTTCGGGTGATGATAAATCTTTCCACTCCTTTAGTAATGTTACTATAGATTCATTCTGGCAATGGTTCTCTATGTGTTGCGATAAGAAGTTAATACCATCAGTTTTAGCTAAGTTAGTAACCCCTCCAGCAAATACCCAAGGCTGAGGTGCTATCTTACCGTTTACATCCATTAGGTAAAGTAGGTATCCAGCATATCCTCTTTTTATCATAAAGTCAATTAGCGTTTCCGTGTTTCTTTCTCCTATCATTGGCGCACCATAATAAAAAGAAGCCATTAACATGTCTTCACAATAATCATCTAATGTAGGGGGTCTATGTCTATATGTAGCTATAAATTTAGGAGTAAGCCATTCCTGAAGGGGTAAATCTCCATTTACGGATGAATCAGGGTTTAAATATATAGCTCCTCCACCATCTGATAAGTTAGTATTCTCTCCGTAATCTTTACTTCTTACTTGGGATGCAGTTCTGCTTCTAAATGGGTCAACGCCCATTGTACATATATTAATATTTTTAGGAGTTCTGGCTCGAACATATTTACCAGTAACAGGGTCTTGATAATTAGATATAGAATATATCCATTGATTGGCTCTGCCTATAAACAGGTCTGATATCTCCCATCTGCCATTGATATTATCTTCAATAAATTCAACTCTCGTATCTTTTTCAACCCACCTGAAATTACCTAAAAGAATTTTTTGATATTTAGAATCTACTATCGCTTTATCTATTTTTATTATGTTAAATCCCATATCTCCTGCATTCCCTTTCCAGCAGTCAGTAGAATCCATAGGCTTCTTTCTTAATAATTGCCTATATTCTTTTAATTTCTCGAATGTGCCATCTTTTAGATATGTAGCAAGTTCTTCTTCGAGTACTTGTTTGGCTCCTTTATTAAAAGATACATATAAATTACCCTCTGGAGCGTATTCTATTTGTTCTTTAGTTGGAGTATTAACTACAGAATACCCCCAAGCATCAATGAACCCATCTTGCCCGTCATAAGCTTTAGTGAACAAACTTAATAATCCTGATAATGTTTGCCCGGAAGGTTTTCTTTGATATATGTTTGACATTTCAAACATAGCCCTAAATTCAACTCCACCTTTAGACATCTCTTCTACTGTTGATGGATGATTAGAAAATCCTCTTATTATTAAGTCCTGAGCCATAGTTTCTTTATTGATAGCCCACCTACTTGTTACCTCTCCTCTCACAGCCCCTTTACCTTCTTCATCAGATAGTAAATAGCAAAGTTTTCTTGAATCGTTAGCCCTATCGGATGAACTTTTAGTGTATCCGAATTCCGATCCTAAACATATCTCTTTCATTACAGTTTTAGGATGGATGAGGCTTATAGTTTTAGATGGACGTTCATCTCCGTCCCATACAGGCTTTAATAATAATGGATAATGATACCATGCCGGGACTAATTTCTCATTAAATATCCCCTCGGCATGAGGCCCTGTATCAGCTACTATATCGCAATACGCTGATCTTACATTTGTCATTACGTACATTCCTTTTGATAAGGATTGCGCCGTAGCTCCACCTCTACGCCTTTTAGCTCTTATAGTACCGAAGAATACCCTATGTCCTATATCTATCATTTCATTAGATATAGGAATTCCGTTGTCGTCTAATTCCTTAAATGTCTCCGTAGCTGTATATGCGTACCATTCGAATATTTCAGTTCTCCTATCTACGTCCCTATATTCAGGGTATGTGCCAGCTTCATCTATGTAATAAAAGTTAAGGTAATGAAAGTAGAAAGGCGGTATCCATGTAGGTTTCCCATAATTATAAAACCAATACCCATATCTTAAAAACCACCATGTATGTTTAATCCATTGTATCTCAACCTCTAACGAATCCTTCTCATCTTCTATTATTCTCCAGAATTCTCTCTGTACGTGGTAAGCGTTATATCTATTGTTCTTATTTAGTTCGTTATATTCCTCGATGTTTTTTCTGGCTCTTTTCTCTATTAACTGTAACTTTTTAGGTACTTCCCTCCTTTGGAATTTCTGTTCCACTTTAGGTAGTCCGTAATTATCTATTAGATTTAACTTAGGGGGATCAGGTAGTTTTAGTACGATAGGCCGTAATGTCGTATCATTATCGTTTATAACTACGTAATTATCGTGTGGTAGGTATTCTTTTAAAATATCTTTTTCTTTCATAAAACTGCTACGGAAACACACTCATCAGCTTTGCTGTGGGTGTGAGGAAAGTAGCTTACCCTTAAATTAATATCTCTAATTCTTCCATATTACTTAGGTATTACATCTCCTACGAATGTCAATTTAGCTGGTTTATAATCCCCGTATGGGGACCAATCGGTAAGTCCGTTAAGCTCAAATTCATCAATCT